ACATCCATTTTGTGTAGCTGATTACGAGCCTGGTCTTGTATGCTTTGAGGCACACGACAGGTTTTCTTGAACGGAGACTCATCCATTTCAATGTAAGTATGAGCATCTAGTTCAGCGTGCGCGCCACCCAGTGTGATGCGGAAGTGAACGTCAACTGTTTCTGTATTGTTAAGCTTTCCAACAGTGAAGTGCATACCCTCGCGGTTTACTTCGTCTGCTTCATCTGTGCCAGATTGGAAGGCAGAAGTAGAACAGTGATGGTGCACTGTGCCGAACATAATATCTGGATACAGCGCACGTTGTGCAATGTAATCAGGATGTTCAGGAGACGATTTGACAGTCATGCCAGCTGTTTCTTGGGGCGGAACCCAGTATAACCAGGGCTGTGGTGCAGCTTCGTCGTAGAAAAGATATACCAATGTTTCAGAGGTAAGCTCGTCATATGATTTTTTCATAAATGCAAGTATCTCTTTCCACATGTGAAGTGGTATCTTTTTACCGTTCCACACTGGTGTAAGGTTATCTACTTCGTTGATTTCGTTGAGTTTACGAAAGGTTGTAAACAACGGAGTTACAACTGGTTCGTATACAGCACCGTCGTGGTAGATGTTAGCTGGCTTTTTTGCTGAGTTCTTTGATGTCATCAATAGTTGTGGTTTGCATTCTAGAGAATGTTGATTGAAATTCTACGGGCATGTATTTAACCATGTCGTCGGCTGGTCGTTTCATACCAAACCAACACCAGACTAAATAGTTGCCAAAAGATGCAGCAACTTGATTAGCGATTGCAAGCTGTGGTTCTGATTCAAGTGCAATGCCTTGACAGCTCATTGGACTGCCTGATTCATCAGTGCCAATTTCTGGGAATCTAGCAATGGGATCGAACATTGGTAGTTCAAATTCATTTGCAAGATACGGATCGTAATAAAACGCCTGGCTTGTGTGATACTCATTAGCACACACAACGATTGGTGTGTTGAGCATTTTAGCTGCGTCGATTGCTGCTTTGCGAGCAGGGTGATTGTCAACAGCACAAATGATAACGTCTGCTTGTGAGAACCAATACTTGTATTCTGTGTCTAGCATAGCCAGGTCAAAGTATGACCTGATTGCCTGACCTTCAGCTTTTCTAAAGCTGTATTGTTTCATAAGAGCGACACATTTGTGTTGTCCTATCATGTTGTTACGGAATAGTTGACGGTCGAGATTCTTTTTCTCAAGTATATCTCCGTCAACGATGGTTGCATGTAGGTCAAAGCTGTTACGCAAAGCTGGTAACATGTAACTTGTGACACCACCTGCACCAATGATTACTGCATTTAGTTTAGGTTTCATAGTTTAATAATTGTTTGTAAAGCCGATCACCGATTTGGTCTGGTTTGAGTTCACGGTAAGCTTTGATGTAACGAAGGATTGCACCACGCTTACGACCACAATCTGCATACTGCTTGTGTAATATTTTGAACAGTATGCGTGTATCTTCTGCATTAAGTGGATTATCTACAGTGTATGTATCGAACTCTTGTTGAGTTTGTGATTCTAAGTTTTGCTTGTAGCCACGAAAATATGTAGGAGCTATATGATTGGGTGTAGAATCTTGAAGCCAAGTATGACTACTATCAGCAACAACACGTTGAGTTGATATTGATTTGTATATGTTAGACATTTTTAAGGAAGTCTATGACTCTTGAGTTTGTGCAGTTCATATAGAATGAACTATCGTCATTGTTAATAATACCAGGATCATGCAATACTGGTTTTGTTCTACCAGTGCTGGTAAACTTTACATAACGTCTTTCTAGTTCACGATGGCGTAGATCATTGTTGCACGGAGTTCTGTAGAAGTTGTTGATGTTAGCTTGATGCATATTTAAGACTTCTGATTTGTTATCAAATCCAGTAAAATAATCAGGACCAGTGCAGATGCGACCGTCATCGAAAACATTGGGAATGTTTGGAACATACGGCATGTTTGTATCGTCAGTGACAAACAAATATGGAGTGCCAATGCTGTTATTTCTAAAGTCAAATGTTGTGCTAACATACAATTTTAGATGATCTACAGTTGGATTCCAAACAAGATCAGTAGCTTCACCAAGTCTTTCTCGACCAACCTCTTGACGGTTGCCAATACCTAAATAGTAACAGTCATCACCATCGTCAGGTTCATTAGAAGTTATCAAGAACGAATTAGGAAACGGAAACTCGTTTAGTCTTGTGAATGTGTGCAGCACATGTGGTGCGTTACTGTATACCATTGTTTGCATTGGAAACTGCCTGTCTCCAGATGGTATAGATACAACGTGTTCGAAAGGATATGGCACTGGTATACCATTGTCCTTGACAGCGGATAGCACTTGGTCTGCATCATGCACGGGTGACATGACTGTAGTGCGTTTGTAGAACTTACCGTCGCTGCGAAGGATAAATTCTTGATCTAGTAGTTTATCTGACATAATAAAAGGTAAGCAGTTTCATCTCGTGCTCAGGAGGGACTGGTGTTAAGCCTTGCTTGAAGCTTGCTGCTCCAAGGTAATACTTGTAAACGAGGTTGTATACTCGTGTCCTTCTAGTGTGCGACCACCAGACACGGCACGGACATTCTCGGGTGCAGACAGAGCTGCGCGGATACCATTATCACTGACTACGTCAGAAATAGTGGATTCATTGTCAAAGTCACGGGTGACTGCATTAGTCATACCGTAACGGATTGTTACACTTGCCATAATATATATAGGTTTATGTTGTTATTGTTCTTTGTTACTTTTTGGCTACTCACCAAAAATAGAGAAAGTTGATTTTTGTTTGACATAGGTAATACAAACTGCACTATTCAACTCACAAACGGGTTACTTGCTTGTTTTGTTATTGTTATTGTATATATAGTGGGTAGCCACTGCCCGTTCTGGACAGTGGCTACTTTTCTACTACTACTATGCTAATGCTAACGTCGTTTCCGATTGTCACATTCTCTTAAGAACCGATACGCGTGTTTGGTCATGACCGACTTAACCACGGTAAGGGCGAGAGGAACGATTACCTTTAGCATCATTACGCCTATCTTCTTGGTTACCATAAGAAGAAAAGGTCTTTGGTATAACTAGTGCCATTAGTATGGTTTTTATGGTGAACCATAGTCCTGTGAAGAAGGCTGTGATCATACCTGAGAACGTGCCAATGAATAACGCTGGCAAACCGAATGTCACTATTACATCTAGTTTCTTTCGGTGTTTGATTACTCGGTTAACTCCAAGTGTGCGTGTGCACACAAGGAGAATACCAAGTGAAGAGAAAAATGATAAGATTATAATTTCCATATTAGTTAGTTGCGTACATGTGCATGTATGAGTTTCTGATTGGTTGTTTGAAACCACGCATGTTGCACGCGGATTCAACATCATACTTAGTTCCAGACTCTAACAGGGTCTTGAATAGTCTGCGTTTTGCTTCTTTGGTGCGATACGCTGGTTCGGGTAGCGATTGCTGATACAAACCATTGAGTAAGCCAATGTTGCCACGAGGTTTTCCATTGTTCATGCGAGTTGTGTCGCCTACATAATGTGAATCATCTGGATCACATTCTGGATCTTGTACGAATGCATTTTGATAGTCGAGCTTGCGCACATGTTGCTCAGTCTCATCAAAGAAGTCTTGATCTTCTGGTGTGAACACGGGCTCTTTGGTTGTTGGTTCATCCAGGTGTGTATACTGGATAGATGAGAGCTGTGATTCTTTCTCTTGATCATACAGCTTGCGTATGCGTTTCATAGCAGCTGTGTCTTTGCGACGACATGCACTAGTGAATGCTCTGCGTATGTCTAACAGATATGCCTCTTGTTGCTTGGCAAGTGCTTGCATGCATGACATGTCATCACATAGCTGATCGTCACTGGGGTGTGAATGTGTTTGATAACTCTCAGTTGATTCTGCTAGCCATTGGTCAACAATGATTTGAACCATGACATCGTCATCGTCACGAGGGACAATGCCGTTGCGTATGGACTCACGTCTGATTGCTTTAGCTGTGAACTTAGCTTCTTTGAATAACTCACGCCACCAGAATTTGTATTCACTGAATAGCTGACCGTTTTCTTCACGAACGTCGTAACGCTCGGCATTTGATATACCTTGTAGGATTTCTTGTATTGTGTATTGCATAGTAATAGTAGTTTTGATTTTGGTTTGGATGTGGGCTGTGCGTTCACAAAACGCACGCACAGCTCACTTCCAAACTAAGATTCGAATAGATCGACTTTTTTCTCAAGAGCTTTGAGGTTACGTCTGATCTTATATTCTGATTTAATAGTAGATAACACATTACAAACTCTATTACCAAACCCTGAAACCTTTGATATAGATTTCTTTATTTTGGTTTTTGTGTCTGTTTCGTGTGAAGCATATGGAATCTTCTTACCATTGTTGATAGAGTAGCCCCATACTTTGGCTATCTTACCTTTTTGGTATTTGCGGATTTCATAGTGATCTTTGACTTTATCAGTCTTGATTGCTACATCAGAGAGTAGCGGACTCTTGATTACTTCTTTGCCATCAATGACAAGAGTATACATTGTTTTGTTTTTCATAATAGTATATATTTATTTTGTTTGCGATAACTGCTTAACTAACTCACTCACACTGTTGTAGATAGTGGAGATAACTTTTGGCTTCTGTTTTTGTTTTGAAGTAATCACTTACTCTTGAGTTTGGAAACCATCCATTTATCTCACTATCAAAGTATAGTGTTCCTACATAGTAACCAGCATTGCTTTGTAGCACCTGGTGATCGGAGATTGCATCTCTGTTGTCTGTGTCTATATCCATATCAATAACTAACTCTCTAGTATATATTTATTTCTTTTTTTTCTTTTTTCACGAATATGGGATGCCGAGCCGAAGCCCGACATCCCAAGTGACGCTTTAGCGTTCCTCGCGTTCAGCCTTCTTGAACTCGGTGACCACTATGAACTCCGACTTGCCGTCGTCCACCACATCGAGTGTAACCTCAGCTCCTTTGGGGATGGAGCAGTCGTGGTAGACTCGGACGTATTCGCGAACCCCATCGGCTGCGATGAGTATGGTCGCTCCGTAGTCTCCTGACTCCAGAGGTTCTGCGAAAGAACGGACGCATTTGCCGATCTTTTCGGTTATTGTTTGGGCGGTTGCTTTTGCTTGTTTAGGCATTGTTTTATCTTTCGTTAGGTTATTTTTTTAGCCAGATTGGCACTCTCTGATGCAATCTGGATAAAAAAATGTTCTAACGTAAGATCAAACTTCATCCTGCCTAAATGAGCAAAAGTGATCGCCCAAACATTTATCCCTAACCGAAAACGTCGGCAAATGCGTTCGTTCTTTTGTGGACTGGAGTTAGGTTTCCAGACTGCGGGGCTACCATACTCGTTGCAGGCGATGTGGCTTGCTTCGCGAATTCGTCCGTGGATGACGCGACTGATTCAGCACCAAAGGTTTCACTGGGTTCTCGATGTGGTGGGCGACGGCAAGCCTGATGCTCCAGGTCACCGAGGGCAAGATGGTTGAACGCGAGGAAGTTGGAACAACGCTTGGGCTGTTGGGCTTCGGCTCGGTATTCCATATGGTCGTTCTTTTCTTTATCTTGCTTGTGTGCAACATGTTGTGAAGTAGATTCTTTTGATAGGGTGCTTCTTTGAAGCACGACTCTTTTATCCTTTTGCTCATGCATCATAACCAATTACAACTCAGTGCCTTGCGTCATGTGAGTCATGGCTGGTGAGATCGTGGAGTCCGTTGGTGCATGTGCAATAGGATGTATGGGTCTTCGACGGCAATTTGTCCGAAGATTCACGGACAGAGAAGCGTGAATCCTGGAACAAGACCCCCGATGGGGGAAACTGCGAGTCGACGACACATAGAGTCCCTACCAGCATGTATAATTTTGAGTTTTCCAGAGGAAGAGTGTACAAACGTTTAGTACTATCAAGAATAATGTACTATTTGCTCACACTGCTCACAGTCAGCTCACGCTTTTTTATCCAATGAGAATGTTATAAGTCGTTACTATTATCAACGACTTATGTATTTGCTCACACTTTTCACAGTTTTTTAGCCTATAGAAAAAATAAAATAGTTTTCTCAGAAAAAAGTGTGAATTGTGTGAGCAGATTCGTAAACCCTTGATACTCTTATAATTTAATTAGCTCACACCCCCCTATATATAGTGTGAGCTAGGTGTGAATAGTGTGAGCAACCTTGACAAAGGAGCATGAATCATCAATACAGATACTAGTGCCAGATGGTAGAACATATGCTTCAGGGAAGAAGCCTAAACAAGTTGTCATTCAACAAGCTGCTAAAAGAAGCAGGTGTCATCGTAAACGTATGAAAGCTGAGAAGGATATGAAAGAAGCTCAAGGTAAGCTTCGCAAAGTAGAAAAGGAGTTGGATGTAAAGCAACAGTTCTTGGAAATGATGAACTCTGCGCCTACGCCAGCCCAACAGCGCAAGGCATTACTAGCATTGTTCTATGAGAAAGGAATCAACCCTATCGAAGAGCTACTTGGTTTTGCGGCAGATCCTAGTGTGGATAAGAGAGATAAGATAGCGATATGGAAGGAGATCTGCAGCTACACGCAGCCGAAGCTCAAGAGTGTTGATGTCCAGGGTACTCTCAATGGCGAGATGAAAGTAATGACTGTAGATTATTCAAAAGTTGCGAAGTCTACTCTTGCTAATCCCATAGAAGCTGAGATAGTCGGAGAGGACTATGACGAATTTATGAGCGAGGAAGACAAACATGAGTAAGGAGGCACTAGACAAAGTAACTGGTATTTTGGGTGAGCACTTCCGAAACTATGTTGTCATAGCCTCGGACGACGAATCCCCGCTTGCTTACGACGTAAGGTTCAGTGATCCGTATGCAGCCAAGGGGCTGCTAGAGAGCGCGACTGAATACCATGAAAGTTTTATCACAGGCGGTACGCCTGACGACCTTGACGGAATCGAATGGATAACCATTGAAGAAGAGGAAGACGAGGACGACGAAACAGAATACTACGAATGAATGTACAAGTTCCTGCACAGGGGTGGGAGCCTAGGGCTTACCAACTCCCTCTGCTTAAGTATATGTCCCAGAAGAAGCGCAACCTGCGTGCGGTTGTTGCGTGGCATCGTCGTGCTGGGAAAGATTTAACTTGCGTTAACGTACTGGCTATCAAAGCTTTACAGCGCGTAGGCACATATTGGTATGTCTTGCCATACGCCAACCAAGCTAGACGTATCATCTGGAATGGTATGACAGGCGAGGGTAAGAAGTTTATTGACTACTTCCCTAGGGAGATTGTCGAGAAGAAGAGCGAGCAGGAGATGCGGGTGCACCTGAAGAACGGAAGCGTTATTCAGCTTATGGGCTCTGATGACCCCGACAAGATGGTGGGCGCGAACCCTGTTGGCTGTGTGTTTTCCGAGTATAGTATTTCTGACCCGTCTGCGTGGCAGTTGATTAATCCCATCCTGGCAGAGAATGGGGGCTGGGCACTCTTCAACGGAACGCCCCGTGGCGAGAATCATTTCTACAAGATGCTGTTGAAAGCACAGTCGGACGGTAAGTGGTATAACAGTCACCTGTCAGTTAAGGACACGAAGGCGATACCACCCGATGAGTTGCGTCGTGCCCGTGACGAGTTGAATAACGAAGCGAGATTCCAATCGGAATACATGTGCTCGTTCAAGACTCCAGTTGAGGGTAGCTACTACGGACCGTATATATCTCGCGCCTACCGCGACAAGCGTATACTTGATGAGTTGTCTCCTGATCCGATACTACCTGTGCACACTGCGTGGGACTTGGGTATGGATGACGCGACTACTATTTGGTTTTTTCAGATGTACAAGAACGAGATCCGAGTGGTAGCCTACTACGAGAACAGCGGAGAGGGGTTACCACACTACGCCAGAGAACTTAATCGCTATGCGGTTCAGAATGACATTGTCTACGGCAAGCACTATGCCCCGCATGACATCAAAGTTCGCGAGCTCGGAACAGGTAAGAGTAGGTTGGAGATAGCAAGAAGTATGGGGCTGAAGTTTACTACTGTGAAGAAGTTACCAATTATTGACGGCATTGACGCTGTCCGTGCAATGTTACCGAGGTGCTGGTTTAACAAAGTAAAGTGTGCTCGTGGACTTGAGGCACTTAAGGGTTACCACAAGGAGTTTGATTCTAGCCGACAAGTTTTTCGAAAGAACCCAGTTCATGATTCTAATTCTCATGGCGCAGATGCTTTTAGGACTATGGCAGTTGGTCTTAAGACTCCGAAGTTAAACAACAAGAAACCAAAAGCACAGTATGATGTTGCCGCAATTAGTTGGTGAGGACTACAAGCTCTCACTGATAGATGAGGCTACTGTTCTCTACCATACACAGGGCGAGGACTTTATTAAGTTACTGGATTACTATATTAACTGTCAGGAGGGAGAAGAGAAATATTTTTTTTCGTCTCCAACCTATCTCCTTATGGGCGAGGTTAAAGAAGATGAGGGCGGAAGGTACTGGCATTTAGCATATGCGGCTAGTCGAGACAACTTATCACTAAGCATCTTTTTTAAACTTGCGCCCTTTCCACTTGACAGGATTGAATTTTGCAGGTATCAAAAAATGCATGAGGACAACTCTCATAAGTTTTACAAATGGAAAACTCTTAAAAGACTAGTTAATTATGGGCTCTAAACCTACACCGCCACCTCCTCCACCTCCACCTCCCGCGCCACCTCCACCTGCTGCACCTCCTGCTGCTAGACCTATGCAGCGAGCAACTGCTCCGACTCGCAGAGTTTCGGGGGCTTCTGCTATGGGCAGTATGGCAAAGTTAGCTCGCGTTAAGCAGAAAGCACCCAGAAACAGAATTACGGGTCGTTCTCCTTTAGGCGGTGGTTCTGGAATGTACGGTGGTTAAATTACAGCAACGCTACGCAGAACTAAAGCTGTTGAGGTCACACCTCGACAGCATGTTTCTTGATGCCCAGAAGTATGTCCGTCCAAACTCTAACAAGTTTGATCACGGACATAGTCCACATCAGGATGATGGCTCTCGTGAGATGTTTGATGACACAGCGGTTTGGTGTAATCAGATGTTTGCTAACGGGCTTAGTGCTAATTTAGTTCCTAAGTCTGATCGTTGGTTCTATTTAAAAATAGTTGGCAAAGACACTGGACAGTATACTCCTCAAGAAAGATCTTATCTTCAAGCGGTAGCAGACAGAATTCTACATGAGTTCTCGCTACCTAAGTCACAATTCTATACTTCAAGCCATGAATGTTTTCTCGATATTGGTGCTTATGGTACTTCTCCTGTTCAAATTTCTGAAGTGGACGGTGTTATTAACTTTCGCTCTCGTCCTCTTGCTGACGTTTTCTTTGATACAGATCAGTACGGCACGGTAGACACAGTATACTACCGTTGCTATAAAACTGCTCGCCAGTTAATGCAGATGTTCCCAGGCGTTGAAGACATGGATGGCTTTAACAAGGACAACTCTGTACATAACAAGTATGAGCTAGTATATACTATAGAACCTAACACAGATAAAGCTGCTAAGAAAGGCGGTCGTGTTGGTAAGGGCAGACCATACAAGGTAACTTATTGGTCACCTGCTCTTAAAGAGCCACTGCAAGAAAGTGGTGCAAGTTATTTTAGTTTCTTAGTTCCTCGTTGGTCTAAGCTAGCAGATGAAGTGTACGGTCGTGGTCCTGCTTTTTCTTGCTTGTCTCAGATACGAGCACTGAACAAGATGGTTAAAGAAGTTCTTATATCTTCCGAATACCTTAACTTCCCAACATTAACCGCAGAAGAAGACAGCATTATGCTTCCAATGAAGTATGGCTCTCGTCAGATTATGTTCCATGAGGCGGGTAGTGAAAAGCCACAGCCAATCATGGCAGGTAATCAGCCACAGCATGTTCTTGAAATGATACGCATGTATCGTGACTCAGTTAACAGATCATTCTTTGTTGATCAGATTATTCGACAAGAGAAGAAGGAGCGTCAAAGCGTGACAGAGATTCAAGATGTACGAGGACAGATGCTCAATCAGCTTGCTCCTCTTCTCAACCGAATGGAGTCAGAGTACTTAGGACCAGCTATTGAAGCTACGTTTGAACTACTAGATCGCAATGGACAGCTACCTGAAACTCCCGAGAGCATTGGAGAGTTGGAGGTTAGTTTTTCGAGCCCAGCTTCTCAAGCTCAGTTTGCTACTAGACTTAGTGATATCAGTGCGTTTATGCGAGATCTTGCACCATTAGCTCAAGCAAAGCCTGAGTTAGTTCAGGCTATTGATGAGCAGAAACTTCTTGAAAGTTATGCTAAGTATCGTAATATAAGTCCTGATGTCGTTAAGACAGCAGAGCAACTACAAGAAATGAAAGCAAAGATGGCAGAGCAACAACAAATGGCTCAGGCTGCTCAAATGGCTCCTCAGATTGGTGGGGCAATGAAGGATGTTGCTCAGGCTAAGCAACTAGACCCCGAAGGCGTGGGTCAATTACTAAATATTTAATATGTCAGTACTGTCTACTCTTGAGAGGCTTCGTGAGAAATCGAAGCTGAAAGAAGATCTTATCAATATTTTAGAGACTCCACATGGGCAAAGATTTTTTAAAGTCTTACTTAGGGAGTGTCATGTAACTAAACCTGTGTTTCACTCAGACGATGTAAAGATGCGTGAGTGCGAGGGGCGCAGACGTTTAGCTATGAGCTTTCTCACTCTATTGGGTCAAGACGATCCACAAGAACTTATTAACAAAATAGAGATGGAGAATAAAAACATATGAGTGAAGAAGAAAACACAGGAGGTCTAGGCGGGGGTGTCCCCGAAGAGGTAGCCTCTGAAACCACACCTGATTCTAACTCTTTTGATTTTACATCAGAAGAGACTTACGGTCAGTTTTTACAATCACTGCCTGAAGAGTTACAGGCAAACGATACACTAAAGAACACCAAGTCAGTCCATGCTCTAGCAGACCAGCTTGTAAACGCGCAAAGTGCTTTGGGCACAAAACGACTAGCAGTCCCCCAAGAAGACTGGGGAACAGAAGAGTGGGAAGATTTCTACTCTAATGTTAGACCTGCTGATGCTGAATACACTATTCCCGACGAAATAACTGTTGGGGATGAGAGTGTGCCAGTTGATCTGCCTGATGAAACTCTCCAAGAGTTTGTTGATTTTACAGCAGAGCTTGGATTGTCACAGAACCAGTTTGATCAGCTGTATGAAGCTTATGTTGGAATGGGCATTGAACAAAATGCAGCATCTGAGGAGTCTATTGCAAAAACAGTAGAAGACGCTAGAACATCAGTTCGTATGGACTGGGGTGATAACTACGAAGTAAATCTTGCTCAGGCTAATCAAGCGTATGAGGCGATGGCTTCTGAGATTCCTGAAATTAAGGAGCTAGTGGAGTCTGACCCCGTAGTTGCAAACCACCCTGCTGTTCTTAAGTTGTTTCACAGGCTGGCAGAAGTGTCGGGCGATGCTTTACCCGCAGTTGGTAATAATCCAGCTAGTGGCTTTGCAAACCAAAACGTTCACGGAGTAAAGACTGCAATCGCTGAACTTGATGCAGATAATGCGTCACTTATTATGAGTGACCCATCTTCTTTGAATTTGGCTGACAGAGCTAAACGACAAGAGATACTCAATAAACGAGCGAACCTATACTCTAATTTGTACGGAGAAGGGTAAAACGACTTGACATTATAAAAAAACAAGGCTATCCAAATAACATTGAGGTAGCCTTTTTTTGGTCTTGATATCAGCTTTAGATAGCCGTTGGTTCCGTTATAACTAGAAGAGTCCGAAAGGATAGCTCATCGAAAAACAAACTTCTAATTAAAACTTAACTTAAATTATTTAAAATTATGGCATATTCAGATCCTACCTATATGGGACAAACTGGTACTCCTGCAGGGGGTATCACTATCAACGATGCTTATGTTCAAGCCTACAAAGCTGGTTTCGAACAAGCATATCAACAAAGTGAGTCTAAACTACAGCCTTACTTCGAACAAGAAACACAAAACGAAGAGTTTCAATACTTTGATCGCATTGGCACAGCTGAGGCGATGAGCGAAGATGCTACTCGTTATGGTGACAACCCTAACAGTGAAATCGCACACGATCGTCGTCGGATTGGTCTTAAGGACTATGAACTCGGCAAGTATGTTGATGAAAAAGATCTAAAGCGCGTACTTACAGACCCAATGAATGCTTACACACAAGCACTTCTTGCATCTGGTAAGCGTAAGATCGACGACATCATCATCGGCAAGTTTTTCGGTGAGGCTTACGTTGGTAAGTCTGGCGGAACTGTTCGCACTTTCGTGACTGCTGCTGGTACTGAAAACAGCTCCAAGATTGTTGTTGGTTCTCAGTCTGCTGGTGACATTACTACTGCTGGTGATTATACACTAGACAGTGGCGCACAAACTGAAGGGTTCACTGTTGGTGGCGACTTCGGTACTGCGAGCTCTGGTCTTACTCTTGCTAAACTTCGCGCAGCTCGTCGCACTATGCTAAAGCTGCACGCTATTGATCAAGATCAAACCGTTGATTGCTTTGTTTCTGCAAAGCAGCTTGATGACCTACTCGGCATCACTGAGGTTGTTAGCTCTGACTTCGCAGTTCGCAAGTCACTTGCTGAAGGTAGTGTTACTACATTCATGGGCTTCCGCTTCATTCACACCGAGCGTCTTCCACTATCTTCTGGTAGTGATGGAGATGAGCGTCGCGTTATCATCTCGACTCCAAAAGCTCTTAAGCTATCTACAAGCACAGCTCTTAAGGGAGATGTGTGGCGTGTTCCCGCTAAGAAGAACATCCCTTACGTTTACTTCAAGCTCGCTGCTGAAGCATCTCGTATGTGGGGTGAAGTTTCGGGCGAAATCCGCTGTAACGAAAGCTAATTACATTCGTAGTCTCCCCTGTATACTCAGGGGAGACTACTTTTCTTTATGTCCACTGAAGCAACAAAGCTTGATATACTGAACTCTGCCCTCAGAATGGTGGGCAGCTATCACTTGGAGTCTACGGATACTACAAGTACTACATACGAAATCGCCAACAGTGCGTACTCTCAGGCAGTGACGGAACTGTTTGGAGATAATATTTTTAATTATAATACTAAGCGAGTTAAGCTTAGAGCCGTACAGGGCATAGAAACATCTTTTACTGACGAAGAAGGTTATACTAGTACAGGTAATGCTGCCGATAACTCAGACTGGGAGGGTAACACTACACTTCCAGAGCAGTGGACTGTTTCACCCACTACAGATACAATAACAACTACTGGTAATTTTAAAAACCTTCGAAACACTAGCACCGTCATAGGATACCCAGGACAGGTAATTAAGTTCGAGCATGTGTTTGATTTTGGTCCAGGTACAAGAATTGCCTCAACAGGGGGTGCTCGTGCATATATGTTTTCGATTACAGAAATGGATCAGTACCCAGATACAGATCCAGATGAGAATGTTCTAAGCAATCCAAATATCACAATGATGATAAAACTGGTAAGCTCAAACAGCAAGTTGCAGCTTATTAATAAGCAAACAGGTTTTCTATTAGGTGATATGCCTTTTTCTGTTGCTGACAATAGTGGGTTGATGACAGGTACTATTGAGGTGACTATTGGGGACACCGCTGCTTCCACATCATATACAGCATCTTTAGTTTCAGGATCTAATAGTATAACTGCAACTTTCATTGGTGTCCCTGATAATCTGTACAATGCAATGATTCGGAATATAGGTGTAAAAGCTAATGTCCAGTCAGGTGCAGCCAATGGCGTTACCGCTATGAGTGTGCACTCTGTTTACTTTAAAAACGTAACAACAGCTGCTGCTATATCTACTGAGTTTAAAGAATACCCTTATCAGTTTACACTTCCTGGCGATTATAATATTTTTATAAAAGCCGAAGATGAGGATGATCAACCAGCTACTAACTATGTATTTAGTAATGGATTTTTATATTGTTCGTCACCTGTTTTAAATATTAGCTATACAGTAGTGCCAGTCATTGAAACAAGCGCAACAACACTTCCTGCATTTCTTTCTAGGCTTTTAACATTACATATGGCACAAAATATGGCTATTGAGTTGTCTGGGTCTGAAAATAGACATGAAATACTTCATAAGCAGTATGTATTAGCACTTCGCAGGGCTAGAACTTTAGAGGGTAGGCAGGGACCAGCCCAACAGTACATAGACAGTAGTAATTCAAGTTTTATTTTAGCGCACCAGAACTATGGCACGGTATAGTAATGTTCAAACTGACTTTTCTGGGGGTTTAATAAGTGATCACATTTTAGGGCGCACGGATATTAAACGTGTTGGCAACTCAGGTAGAGTATTTAAAAACTTTTTTCCCACACTTCAGGGACCTGCTGTTTTTAGGTCAGGATTTAAGCACTATAATAACTTAACTGCTGCAGACGACAAAATCACTACTGTTGATGTTGTGTTGGCAACATCAGAGCCATATCGAATTGTATTTTCTGCTGGTTCGATAAAAATATACAACAGTGCTGGTGTATTGAAGGATACGGTAACTAGTCCCTACAGCTCAACAGAAATTGAAGAACTTAGATTTAGCCCTGAAACTGGTGAGTTACACATAACTCACGGAAGACATAGACCTAAAGTTCTTACTGCCGACCTTACCTTTTTATCTGTTACCTTGCTTGCTTCGGGGGGTGAAACACTTAAAGCTTCAGGGGGTCAAATATTAAAATCAAACGCAGAAATCCAAGGCGACGATCAATGGACTTTGTCAGATATGGTTTTTGACGTTGAGCCATTTTTAGATAACCAGCCATCTTCTAATAAATTTTCTTTAGTTCAAAACGAGCGATTTATAAAACTTACAAGTCTAGCCGAGACTTTTAAACCTATTAGAGATGACTTTGCGTCAGGTGGCTTGAGTAAAACATGGTATGTTGAATATAATATAGGCGATGTAAAATTTTTAGGAAAAGTTGTTACATCAACTAATGCTAGCGGAGGTGCAACGTCGGCTAACTACACTATTGAAGACCCATCTGCTGATAATAAAACAGTTTACATTGAGCCTGTTGTGTCTGTGTTGGATATTGAAGACAATGCAGCTCAGTTATATCTTTTAGATGCTGAGGAAACATTAGACTCTGACGAACTTACAGCACTTAAGTTAGATGGTGTCCCTAACAATAAGATACATTTACGCTCAGACACCACTATATTTAATGCAGGTCAGGTAAATTCGTGGGTTCGTGTTGGAGATGACAGACGAAACAATAATGTAGTTGTTGGTGATCTTAGAAATAAAGTTCGCTGGGTAAAAGTGAAAGAGCACAGAGGCACAGAAGATCATCCTGTGGAGTTCTTTAGAGGTACTTATGATGAGTCCGATTATAAGGCTGGGTCAGTTTATCGTATATATGGATCAATGCCTACTACTCTTAAAATGTTTGGTCCTGATTCAACTGGAGCTATCGTGACACTAAGAGCTGTGCTTTCTAGTACTGGGAATAGAACGTATAGTTTTGTTAACGATCTTAAAAACGGTAATAATGCGTACGCTACCACTGAGAACCTTATTGGAAATCTTTCAACCCAAAAACAATTTGATGTTATTGAGTGTTATAATCAGACAACTGATTCTGTAGGTGCAGTCGAAGAATTTAATGGAACCACTGGCAATTTAATAGTACCTCCAGAGAGTGCGACAGTCACTGTAGATGTAATTGCTAATGATGCTTTGTTAAACTCAACAGAAGATACATTTTTAACTGAAGACCAAGGAAGACACATTATGGGTATTATGGAATCTGGTAATGTATACATGAAGGTTTCTCGCACTGTTTCTAGCCGTCAGGTAGCAGTTACTCTGTTAAATTCAGTTCCTAGAAATAAACGAACACTTACCTTTGAAAATGCAGGGAACTTTGAAGATGTTAGGTTGGGTGCTTGGTTTGAGAATAATTTTCCTTTTACTGTTGCTAAGTTTGAGCAGCGTAGAATATATGGAGGCACGTTTAATAATCCAAACTTTATCTATTTTAGTCGAGTAGACAACGAAGCTAGTTTTCAGCCCACTCAGGATGATGCCGAAGTCTTAGATACCGATGCAATAACGTATGCTCTGGCAAATCGTAATGCTGGTATACGTTGGATGAACGCAGCCAAAGATTTAGTTGTTGGTACGAGTGGAGGTATATATAGAATTGTTCCTAACCAGTACCAGTACGGTATTAGTCCTAAAACTATTCGAATGGAGTTGACCGAAGAAGAACCTTGCGACCAACAGGCAGAGACGGTTGGCAGTTCTATTTTCTATCCTGATCAATCAGGCACACGTTTGATGGAGTATAAATATGATCAGTCTTTAAATTCTTCGTCTTCTAATGATGTGTCTAAACTTATATATGGAATATTTATAAAAGATCCTATTGCTCAGATTGCATATCAACATGCTCCTCAGCCTAGAATATGGACTAGGACTGTTGGCGGCAAGTTGTATTGTTTATCTTACCACAGACAGGAAGAGTTTTACGCCTGGTCTGAACATGAACTGGGTGATAACCCTACGGTTTTAGATATATCTGTTTTACATAGAGGATCTGCAACAAACTTAGACCAAGTGTGGGTTATTGTTAAAAGAGGTAACAGTCTAAGAACAGAGGCTTTATCGGAGCCTGATATTGCTTTAACTGCTAACTATCCAATGGTTGATGCCTATCTAGAGTATAATACCTCTGTTGATTCTCCTACCTCTACAGAGATATTTAATGTTTTAGGTAATGACAAAATATCTCTTATTGATAACGGTGAGTATAAGGGGTTAAAAACCCACACTGAAGCCAGCTCTTACATAGCCGCTGCTGCTAATGGCAGAACAATAATTTTAGGGCATCCCTATACAGGAGAGTTGCAGATGATGTTTCCAACCTGGGACGCACAAAACAAACCTGCATACGGAGCAGATACAGCTCGTATAATATCATTTAAAGCATTTCTTATTAAATCGTTTAGTTTTATGTTAGGCATAAAGGACAAGTTTGATACAATTAGACTATCTACAACTTATGGAGCTAGTGGCGGATTTACAGGGTTTGACAAAGAAAGACCCGTTGCGGGCTCGACTTTTGGCGTGGATAATGTACCAACTATTAAACATGAAGAACCATACCCTTTAACTATCGCATCAATTATAACCAAGACTGATTTGAACTAACATGGGAGCAGCAGCAGGACCACTTATGGCGGTAGGAGCCGTAGTTTCCTACATGGGAGCACAGCGAGAAGCTGAGGCTCAGCGTATGGCTGCAGAATCTGCTATAGCTATGGGCAAGTACAATGCCCAAATTGATGTTAATAACATGGTCGGGGAGCAGAATGATATTCGTTATAGAGAATCCGCCCTTGCTCTTAAGAAGAATCAGACACTCCAAGCAAATGAGTATAAGCGAGAAGACTTAGAAAAAAAGAATCGACGTGAGTTAGCAACATCTAGAGCATTTACTCAAAACTTTGGAGGCTCGGCTAGTGACTTATTTAGAGCACAAGAGCTTGAAAGCTATGACAGACTAGCTCGGTTTGATTTTGAAAGTTCTCAATCAACTGCAGGACTGTCTAGTCAAATAGCAGATTCAGGTCGTCAGCTAGGTTATGCATACCAGCGTGGTATGGACGCAAGAAATTTAACATTTCGCAGTGCTCAAAATACTGCTACTCAATTTAGAAACCAAGCAAGCCAAACAAAGCTTGCAGGAACTGCTCAGCTTTTTGCTGGGCTTGGTAACGCAGCTGCAACACAGAACTAATGATAACACCTAC